TACCAGAAGCAATGATGGCTCTGCCAATGGACTTGGCATCGGAGAACCGGGAGCACCTGCCAACACACTCACGGCCGCAGACAGGCACGGAGTAGCCTGCTTCGCACAACAGGCAATCGGGGAATATGAGGAATCGGAGAAAGCCTCCTGTCTGAAACGCAGGGATTATAAGGACAGTACCGACCTCATTCTCTGGGAGTACATCATCCGCAGGCTCACACCATTGGAGTGCTGCCGTCTGCAAGGCTTCCCAGATAACTGGGCAGAGGAACTGGGGATACCAGAACCAACGCAGGAAGATATCGATCACTGGCGAGAGGTGTTCCGAACGCAGATGGAAGCCATGGGCGAGAGCAAAAAGGAAAAGACAGACAACCAGATCTGCAAATGGCTGAAAGACCCGGAGAGCGACTCAGCCAAATATAAGATGTGGGGCAACGGCATAGCACTTCCGTGTGCAATGTTTGTGATGGAAGGCATCGCCATGATATTAAGCGAGGAGGATGCAGATGAGCAGAAATAACAGAGATTACATATCCTGTCGAAACCCCGCAGCAACCAAGCAGCAGGAAGCAGGTTGGAACAGGATGGTGCGAAATTTGGAGCACCGCAAAGCAAAAGAAAATCACAGGAAGGAGGTAAAAACCAATGGCAGAAACGCATAAAGGCTTCGGTCTGCTTTTTGAAATGGGATGTGGAAAGACGCTAACAGCAATCATGATAGCAGGTACGGCTTACCAGATGGGTAAGGTGGAAAAGGTACTGGTGGTAGCACCAACCTCCGTCTGCTCCGTATGGCCCAAGGACTTCGCAGAATTTGCAGACTTTAAGGCGAACATCAAGGTACTGCTCGGAGACAAGAACCGCAGGCTGAAGCTGTTAAACGATCTCGACAACTTCCCATTCAAGGCATTAAAGGTAGCCGTTATCAATTACGAATCCACATGGAGAGAAGGCATCTTTGACGCACTGTATGAATGGAACGCAGACATGATCATCTGCGATGAGAGCCAGAGAATCAAGAGCCACGATGCAGAGCAGTCCAAGGCAATGCACAAACTGGGCGACCAGGCAAAGTACAAACTTATCCTGTCCGGAACTCCGGTGCAGAATAACGCAATCGACCTGTACAGCCAGTATCGCTTCCTTGACCCGACAATCTTCGGAACGAACTTCTATCAGTTCCGAAACAGATATGCAATCATGGGTGGATTTAACAGACACCAGATCGTGGGATATAAAGACCTCGACCAGTTAATCCAGAAAGAGCACTCCATCGCATACCGAGTGACCAAGGATGAAGCACTCGACCTGCCGGAGCAGACATTCCTACAGAGATACATAACGATGTCGGCAAAGGAAAAGAACATCTACGACCGCATCAAGCGTGAGAGTTTCGCAGAACTGGAAAGCGGCGGGCAGATCAGCGCAACGACTGTGCTGACAAAGCTGCTTCGCCTTCAGCAATTCACTGGCGGATTTTTAGTGGCAGACGGCGAGGAAAAGCCGGAACTGGTCAGCAAGGGCAAACTGAACGCACTGGAAGAAATCGTGGACGATTATGTGGTGGACGCAGGAAAGAAACTGGTAATCTTCGCACGTTTCAGACCGGAGATAGACATCATCGGGCAGATGCTGAAAAAGAAGAAACTCCGCTACGGAGAAATCTATGGAGATGTGAAACTGGAGGACAGGGGCGACATCGTCAAGGACTTCCAGACGAATCCGGAAACGATGGTATTCCTTGCACAGATCGATACCGCAGGACTGGGAATCACACTCACGGCCGCAGACACCTGCGTGTATTATTCGGTCAACTTCAACTATGCAGCATACAGTCAGAGCCTTGCCAGAATCCACCGTATCGGGCAGAAGAATGCCTGCACATACATCCATCTCATCACAGAGGGAACGATAGACGAAGTGGTGCTGAAAGCACTGGCGAAGAAAGAGGATCTGGCAAAAACAGTCGTAGATACATGGA